ACCGTCTGTAATAAGAGGTGCGATGTAAGCAGGATAGTCGCTTGGTCTCTGAGTCAGGAACACAATACCTTTCTGCATATATGATTCAGCGGTATTGAGGATCTCTGCTCTTAAGTACTTCATATCGTTCGTAGCGACTGCAGTTGCAGTTTCACTAGTGCTAATCATAAGACCTTTGTTGATGATCTTTGACCATAAGAATGGAAGTGCTTTCCATAGAGCATAGTTACACAATGCTTGACCTACATAATCATCCAAGAACTTGCGATTCGCAGTGTTCAACGTCTGAGTCCTTACTTGGTCTCTGAGTTGATCGTAAAATGTAGAACCCAAATAGCTCTGGAGCCATAGGTCTTGTGCTTGAAGAACATATGGCTTGAGGTCATTAGGATCAACATTCCAGTTGATGGATGTAAATGACTTTAGCTTTTGTTCGCTGATAAGTAATACTTCGTACTGCATGTTCTTGTTGTATTTTAGATATCTCCTTCTTCTACAGTGATTTCTTCAGGAGTTGCTACGTCGGTAGGATTTCCTGCAATATCGTCTGCAAAGAGTTTGTTCGGCTCAACATATAATTCTATATCCTCGTATCCTTTCTCCCTTAGAATGAACGTGAAGTTCTTTAGAAGGAATCCAGTAATTGGCTTAATAACGGTCTGCATAAAGTGAGCGTATGCAACTGTGATTTCATCTTTATTGTTGCCCAGTCCGCTGCCGCCTTCACGAATACCTAAAAGTAATGGTGAGGTAATGCGGTGTGCTGTCAAGATCCTTGATGTAACTCTTTGGTCGAGCGCCAAGTAGTAACCATCGTTGCTTGCCTGTATAGGTGTGATCTGTGGTGCAGTCGCAGGGTCATCACTAAATGTTAAGAAGAACTTACCTGCATTGCCGCTTCCACTAAATGTATCAGCAAGGTTGTTGTAGATCTGCTGTTGCTCAAGTGGATCAGGGATTCCGTTCACCATTGAGATGAATAATGAAGGCACCAATCCGTTCTGTAAGTTAGAATTGTGGAAGATACTTGTCTGAATATCAGTTAAGCAGTCATTTACTCCTCCAACCCAATCGCTGAGAGGATAAACTGCGTTGCCTGGAGCGTAATCGTAAGCGTAATAGATCTGTGACGGGAAATCAATAGCAAAATCTTTATCAAACGCTTTGTAAGCCTTTGGTTTGTGTTTGCGATGTTTTCTCCAGTCAGGACAGAAGTAGTATTCTTCAACTCTGTCGGTTTCAGGATTCATATGTCCGCTACGGATCTTTGAAAAGTCCACATGATAGACATCGGTGATGAATTCACCAGTCTTACCCCAGATTACATTAAGTGCGAAACCACCATGTATGATGTAGTCGAGCGCTACCTTTTCAAATACTTCATTCCAAGTTTCACCACGACGGTTTGCTTGTTTTAGTATCCATTCTTGAGCAGGATCTACTGTTCTCAATCCTCCACCGATCGTTGCATCGAGTTTGCTGACGATACAAGTACGGTTTACGGCCGATTGGTTAAAGATCTCGATGATTAAGTCTGGCCACAGGTTGTCTGAACCAAAAGATATCCAGCTTTGACCACGAACTTCTAAAAACGCGGGCAAGTATTTGCCTACGCCGTCGAACTTCATGATAGATCCTGGAATTTTAGATGTATTGTTTTCCATATTAGTTGAATGTTACTGTTCCTGTAGCAGGTGCTACTGTAACTGTTGTTATCTTAAAGCTTCCGCTAGTTGTTGTTGATGATGTTACACCTGCTGAAAATGTTGCAGATATTGTTAATGGATATTTAAGTATGATTATTCCTGAACCACCATTACCACCTGGTCTTGCGGCTTGACCTGTTGTGGTTGTACAAGCTGCACCTCCACCACCACCTGTGTTAGGAGTACCGCTAGTTCCTGTACCATTAACTGCACCGCCTCCACCACCTCCAGTTCCACCTCGTCCTTGTCTTGTTGGTGCTGCTGCAGTAGGTGCGCAACCTCCACCTCCACCACCATAATAAGTAGGAGTTCCAGTTATGTCTACCAAAAGACCAGCTCCACCGTCACCACCAGTAGCACCGTTAGCAGATGTTTGTGCAGATCCGCCTGTTGCTCCAGCACCTCCACCACCTCCAGATGCTCTTCTTGTTATGCTATTGCCGTTTGCACTAGTTCCACCTTTGAATCCTTGACCTACAGTACCTTCGCCGCCTGGCCATCCTGGTGAACCATCAATTGTATCAGCAGATCCACCACCACCGCAACCGCCACTGTTACCAACGTTTTGTGCAGTAGTTCCTGTTCCTCCGCCTAATGTATAAGCACCTCCACCGCCACCAATTGCTGTAAGTCCAAATGCAAATGTATTTTCTCCATTCTTGCCAGTTTCAGATGTAGTACCTGTACCACCAAGTCCAACAGATAAACTATAAACAGTATTTTTAGAAATAGTTAATGGTGAAGAACCAATGGAAGTTAAAACTCCACCTGCTCCACCACCAGCACCCATTCGTATAGCAGCAGCTGTTGCGCCTGCACCACCACCTCCACCTGCTACAAGTAAGTAGTCAAGTGAAAACACCAATGATGCTGTACTTTCTAATATGCCGTAACTTGATAGTATCATATTACTTTAAATCTCCAAACAAGTACCAAGTAGTATCGTTTTGCTTAATTAAGGTTCCTGCTGAATACTGACTTGATAGTGCTTTATAGTTATTTGCTGAATTTACTGTTACACCGGTTGCACCAGCAATGACTACATCACCTGCTCCACCTCTAAGAACCATAACCTGTGTTCCTGTAGCAAAGGCAACAGAACCAACAGTAGGAACAGATATAGTTGCAGTAGCACCTGCGGTTACCTGAACCACTTTATTTTGGTCAGATAATGCAAGTTCATAATCGGTTGTTTGATTATTGAAAAGAACGATTGATGTATCTATACCAGCAGCACCTGATGAACCTGATGTTCCACTAGAACCTGATGTTCCGCTAGATCCTGAAGTTCCTGAGTTACCGCTTGTTCCACTAGAACCGCTTGTTCCACTTACACCTGATGTTCCACTAGATCCGCTTGAACCGTCTGTACCTGATGTTCCACTAGAACCTGATGATCCGTTAATTCCTGATGTACCACTAGATCCTGATGTACCGTTAATTCCTGAAGTGCCGCTAGATCCTGATGTACCACTAGATCCGCTGGTTCCAGAGTTTCCGCTTGTGCCACTAGATCCACTGGTTCCTGATGTTCCACTAGTTCCTCTTGTTCCGCTTGTACCCGATGAACCACTTGTACCGTTAGCACCTGAGGTTCCACTAGTACCGTTGGCACCTGATGTTCCTGATGAACCTGATGTACCACTAGATCCACTAGTTCCTCTTGTTCCACTTGTACCTGATGAACCGCTAGATCCTGAAACACCTGATGTTCCACTAGTACCACTAGATCCGCTTGAACCTATATTTCCTGGGCCAACCCAGTTTCCTGATGAATCAATGACTTCACCGTAACCGTCGATTCTGTATGATTCAGCAGTGAATTGACTGTCTACAACAACTTCTGTTGTGCTGATCTTTAGTGGACTATTTACACCAGCACCGTCACCAACATTTTGCAATGCACCACCGGTAAGACCAGTGTCATTAGTGATGGTCACAATAGCCTTATAGGTATCGTCAATGTACTGTCCTGTAAGATTTTTGCTCATTTCTTTATTTGTATTATTTATCCTTGTTAATAGTTTCTCCCTAATGTTGTACAGAATGTAGACACAGCTGTATGGAAGTCTTCAACCATTTGATTAGATGCTAGTGCTGTACCCCAACTAAAGAATGCAGTCGTGTTATCATTACCGAATCCAATAGATCCTAATGTACCAATTAAGTATGATGTGTTTGTATTATTGATGTTAGAATCTGATGCTGATGATGAAGCATAAATTGACATTGGTGTTCCTCCACCTGCAGTAAGTTCTCTCCAGAAAGCTACATTTGTGTTAGAAGTACGGTTAGTTGCTTGTGCAAAACCAGTTCCAACATCTCCTCCTAAAGAAACCGCTGCTCCTCCGTCGAACCACTCGAGCTGAGAACATGCACCGTGTGATACGTAAGGACTTCCGCCAGGTTGTGATGAACCATCATATCCACAAGTGATTGTTCCAGGATTGTTTACGTAACGATAGTAAAACTTATTACCGTTGTAACTATGTACAGGAATATCTGTATCAAAGTATGAAGTTCCATTAGAAGTAATCCCATCAGCATTAAATGTAAATCCTCCAACAAATGTTCCTGTTGATGATGGATATTTAAGATTGACTTTACATGCTTGAGATGAACTACCAACAAAAGGAAATGTATGCCATAAAGTATTCCATATGTTAAAGTCCTTAAAGTCAATTACAAGTTGGTTTACGGCATCTTTTTCTAAATCCGTTAATGAACCACCGCTAGCAACAACACCGTCAAAGAATGCCTGTGCGTCTGGATCATAAGATGGTCCAACTGAAGCGGGTGATTTATAGAATCCTATTGGTATTGTTATCATGATGTATATCCTGTTTGTGAAACTCCGTAAAATGATACACCGTCGAACATAAATGAGAATATGTCAACGAATCCTGCAGTTCCACTTGGTGTTGGTGGTGTATTGGCTGGCCATTTAACGTTTGTAGGCCACTGAATTACTCCAGCTGTTCCTTGCACAACTTTAAGAATGTAAGTACCTCCTACAACACCATTTGAAAACACAAATGGTTGTGGTCCTGTAGCAAGTGTTCTTTGTTGTACGTTTCCTTGGTTCCAGTTTATGGTTGCAGTAGCACCTGTTGCACCAACCGATGCAGTGTAACCACCGTTTGCTTGTCCAGAAGATTTGAAGTTAGCGTAAGAAGTAATACCAGCCGAACTTATTTCAGCAGCAAGAAACTCAGAGTCTGCCAATACAGTGTATATGTCGAACTTGGTTTCTGTAGTGCTTACTTTAGTTGCTTGGATTCTTTGCAATCCAGTAGTAATGCTGTCGAACTCAAATGATATAGATCCATCATTAGCTGCATTTGCATTAACGTTAAATCCTCTAAATCCTGTTCCGGTTACACCTGCCGTAAGAATTGCTTCAAATGTAGCTAAAGGATTGGCAACATTCGTTGCGAAAGATTCTAAAGATCTGAATGCATTGTCATAAACTAATGCTGCAGAACCTGTGATTCCTGTTCCTGTTCCAAATCCTACTTGTTCAGCAGGCAACACAGGAGTAATTCCGCTGGTTCCGCTAGAACCTGATGTTCCAGATGTACCGTCAACACCTGATGTTCCCGATGTTCCGTTTACACCTGAAGTACCACTAGAACCACTAGTTCCACTTACACCGCTAGATCCGCTAGTTCCACTAGAACCGTTTGTTCCGCTAGTTCCTGACGAACCTGATGTGCCACTAGATCCATTTGCACCGCTGGTACCTGATGAACCTGATGTACCGCTGGTTCCTGGTGCACCATTTGCACCACTAGTTCCACTTGTACCGTTGATACCCGATGTTCCACTAGTTCCTGATGTACCACTTGGTGTAGTAGTGACAATGAACAGAACATCTTGGCTATTTGTGAAAGTATATGTTGAAGTTACTAAAGTAACACCATATGTCCAGTATGTAGTATTGTCAGTCTTTGTGGTAATCTCCCAAGTTTGATAGTTTGCTTGGTTATTTCGATCCTGAATAGTAACTTTTGTACCAATTGAAAGGTTACCTAAGAAAATATCAACGTTATTCGTTAATTCATCGGTGTCTGAAACAATAATCTGTGTTGAACTTGTTTGTGTAGCGTTGTTCCAAATAAGGAATCCTGCTCCAGGATCACCTGATTGTGATGTTGTCTTTGCTTTATAGTTAAAGAAAGAGTTTGAAAGACCGCTTGTTCCGCTGGATCCTGATGTTCCGCTCGAACCATTAGTTCCCGATGTACCGTTAGTTCCGTTTGCACCCGATGTACCACTAGAACCTGAAGTTCCGCTAGATCCATTTGCACCGCTGGTTCCTGATGATCCGCTAGTTCCAGAGTTTCCACTAGATCCGCTGGTTCCACTAGAACCATTAGTTCCTGACACACCCGAAGTACCGCTAGATCCACTAGTTCCTGATGAACCGCTGGTTCCGTTAGCGCCGCTTGTTCCTGATGTTCCGTTAGCACCGCTTGTTCCGCTAGAACCATTAGTACCGCTAGTACCGCTGGATCCACTTGAACCGTTAGCGCCTGATGTACCACTAGATCCACTAGTACCGCTCGTACCTGATGAACCTGATGAACCCGATGTTCCTGATGTACCAGAGCCACCACCTGTACCGCCATTCACATGTACGATTACGTTTCCTGTAGCACCTGGTGTAACAGTCACAGCTCCTGTAAAGTCAATGAACTCTGCGTCTGCTTTAAGAACTGTTCCGTTCTGTCCTACGTCTACGAATCCACCAACAGGTACACCTACCCATTCACCATTGTTGTTTATGACTTCACCGTACCCGTCGATATCGACAGATTGAGCAGTGAATTGGTCAGTCATTTTGACTTCAGTCGTGCTTACCTCCATAGGAAAGGCTGTGCCCGTTCCGTCGGTAAGTGCTTGTAGCTGATTTGTTAGTTGTCCGTTACCTGTCGCACCAACGGTTACAAGTTGCTGATACGACTGACGAATCTTTCTTCCTTTTAAGTTGCTCATTTTCTTTTATGCATTATTCCATGTTGGATTAGCTTGATCGTAAACAAGTCCGGTAGTATCCCAAACCTGACCGCTACAAGCGCCAAATTGTGTATGTTGTTTGTTCCACCAGTTTCTGGTTAGGTTCCAAATTAAGCAATAGTCAGGTATCGGACTAACATATACTATTGCTTCAAAGTTTTCGTTATCGCTAATGTATGTTTCGTATGCGATTTCTGGGCTTTCCGTCAACAACTGCATCTGACCTGTCTCAACAAGCTCTGCTCCGTTGGGATTTAGGTCAAGATCCGGTGTATTCCATACTCGATAGTCCCAGTTTCCGTTTGGACTCAGGTAAAGAGTACCATCGAATGGGTCTTCTTCGTCTATCGGAACCAGTGAAAGGCTAAGTTCTACGAATCGACGGTTTCTACGAAGTATGATTGGGTAAGCATAGAACCATTCTTTAGTGAATATGTTCTGAAATCCGCATAAGAAATAGTCCTCTGAGAATTGATTCACTGCATCGCAGTAAATTACGAATGTATTTCCACCGGTTTGTAAGAAATTAATCATCGAGTTTGAGTCCTATTTATAGTAAATATAAGTTTGTGATCAAGTGACAAGACTTCACAAAAAAAGAGGGACCTTGTGAGTCCCTCCTTCATTGGAAAATCTAAGATTAGGCGTTGGTGATAGTCACACCAGCGAAAACTGTAGGCGAAGCCAATTCAAGTGCGCCTTCTGGTTCTTGACCAGAGATTGTCACGGTGTATTGGTTAGCGTCTCCAGGTGCTACACCAGTTACGGCGCCACCGGCAGAGATTTGAGCTCCGCGAGTAAGGCCGATTAGCCAGTACTTGTCGTTTGAGTCTTGGAAGATCGCTTTGATATCGCGGTTCTTAGCCAAAAGAAGCAACTGATCGCGTTTGCAAGAGTCCATTTTGTTGAACACTAACGCTAGATCTTGTTGATAGAAGACAGTTCCTGCTGCAGGAGCGATGTTTGTGGTCTCAGTGTATGAGCCAGTGTCTTTAGGGAATTGGAACTCATAAAGAGTACCAGTACCTGTTCCACTAGTTACGATTCCGCATGTACCACCTACAGTAGAGGTGATAGCTACATCAGTTCCAACCCAGGCAGCCTTGATACCACCAAGACCGTCGATGCAGTCGAGTAGGATGTTATCTGTTATATTGCAAGCCATGTTATTGTTTTGTTTTTTGGGTTTGGTAAAAAGGGGGAGTTGCCTCCCCCGTTTGATTATGCGAGGTCGTTAGTAGCGAAAGAGTTGTAAAGACCGGCAAGACCGATGCGGTAAGCAGAAAGCATACGAACTTCGTCGTTGTCTCTTGAGTACCAGATGTTGATCTTGTCTTGGTCATCAGTAAGACCAGTTACAGCGATGATGTGCTCTTTAGGTCCGCAGATGATACGGTTAGATGTACCCAAACCAGCCACAGGAACAGCAGTTACGTTAGTTCCAGGGATGATTACAGTTTGGCCCAAACCGTAGTTCAATACCTTATCGCCAGGAGCGAAGTGGAAATAGTTAGCAACTACCAATCCACGAGTAAGGGCGCGGAAGTTAGCGTAGCTCATGTACATGATCAAGTCAGTACGAGAAAGAACGCTCTGTGGAAGTGCGTCGATCAAGTCGTTAACTTGAGCAAGTGCGTTACCTGCAGTAAGACCAGCAGGAGTACCACCTTGAAGTGAGCAACCGTTAGCCTGAGTAAACTCAGAGATGATTGCAGCACCCATCTTTTGCTCAAGGTTTAAGCGAGTTTGCTTAACCGCTTCAGCAGCGATGAATTGCTCGAAAGGAAGTTCTTCACCGAACGCAGAAGGGTTCATTTGTGAAGACAACCAGTAGTCTCTCAAGTCTTGTACACAAAGAGATTGTTTTGACTGGATGTTCTCAACAGTCACAGGGATTTGGTCGAATGTAGTAGTACCAGTAGGTGACCATCCGCATGAACGGTTGTCGAATACCATACCACTCATATCCAATACGTTGATGGCAACAGTACCAGCAGCGTAGCCAGGACGTACGGTTACGTAGTTCATTAAGTCAGCACCGAGTACGGCTTCGCTGATCAAGATACCACTATTCTCGTCGGTCCATGGAGCGAGGTTTGATAGATTGAAACTCATGATTTATGTTTTGTTTTTTGTTTTGTAAATTAGTTCTTTGGTTTGCTTGATTGGTCAAATTCTTTTCTGAATTTAGCAAGAGCAGATACCTTACCTTCGAATGTTTCGAAAGATTCTTTTTGGAATGCAGTCTTCAAAGGAGCAGCAGCTGGTTCTTTAGCAAATTTAGAGTATTTCTCTTTCATTGCACCCATTTCGGTTTTCACTTCTTCAACAACCTGCATTACTTCTTCGATAGCCATTTTCACTTTGGTCATTTCCTCGTCAACGATGTCTTCGAACTTTTTTCTCATTTGTTCTTCGATCTTATCTTCGATGATTTCAGATACGATTTCTTTGATGGCCTCTGGAGCAACAGGCAATGATTCTTCAGCAGCAGCAACAGCTACAGGCTCAGTTACGATGTCCTCTTTAAGTTTAGGTACAATGCTTGTGATCACACCAGCTGCATCAACAGTAATAGTCAAGTCCGGAGTCTCATGTGTGCCTTCAGGAGCTGCTGTCTTATTGCCGGCTTCGTCGACAACGTAAAGTGTAGCACCTACAGCAAATGAGTCGGCCTCAACAGTAGTTACTCCGTCGATAAGCACAGCGGTCTCAAACTTTGCCTGTAAACCCAAGATCAATCGGATTTGGTTTAGTTTGGAAACGTTCTTTTTCATTTGGTTTTTGTTATTTTGTTATTGGTTTAACTCTAGTAAATATAGAGGTATGTCGAGTTGACATTTCTTATTGTACAATTTCTGCGATCTTAGAGAGTAGGCCAGCCGCTTCAATCTCTGCCAACTCTTCTTCAGTTACAAAGTTGCCTTCCACAGAGAATCCTTTGAGTTCTCCGTTCTTGACTCTTTGCCATACATTATCACTATTGACTCTCATCTTGACCATCCAGGTACCTTTAGGTAATCCTTCGTATCCGTAAATAGTCTTTGCTTTGTCGGTCTCAGGATCTTCGATGATCCAGCTTTCAAAGATGTAGGTATCAGCAGGCTTAGAACCGTCGTGATCTTGGTTGGTGTTGTGAGTGCTTTGCTCTCTCATGAATTTCTCAGCGATCTTAGCGACTGCGTCTTCAGAGAATGCTACGTAATAGATCTCCTTGGTCTTCTTGGCATAGCGTGGAATCTCCATGTCGGGTACCATCGCTGGTCCGACTAGTATTCTCTTGTCGCCTTCCTCACCAAAGAACATCTTGCTCATTACATATCCACGGTTAGGTTGGTCGATCATAGGTACACCTGCCTTTCCAGTGGCCGGTCCTTTGTTTACGATTTCACCATCGGGTTTAGCGTAGAACTTTTGCCAACGGTGTTTGCAGTTAGGACCGCCTTTGTATTTCCATATGTCGTAAAAGGCTGAACCTCCTTCACCGAAACCAGGATTCACCGAGAAATTGGTCGCGGTGTCGATTTCTTCAAAGGTGTACAGTCTGTCAAGGAACAACATTTGGCGACAGAAGTCTCTTTGTGCAGGAGGACCTACGTATTTGTAGAATGTTCTACCACCAGCACCGTCAGCAGGCGTGATGTCTCCTTCTTGCCAAGGGATTAGGTCTGCATTGGCAAACTCTAGGTTATAGTCGTTCTGACTGATACCTACCTGTGAAAAGTACGCAAGCAAGAGCTCTTCATCAGCGCTCATCAAGACAGGTCTTGTCTCTAGGATAGGTTTCTTTTTCTTCTTGTTGGACTCACCAGTCTGGTCGATGTAAGCAGGAGCGTTCACTACGACTTCCAGCTTTTCTTTCTTAATCTCTTCGAGTTTGCGACTTGCCCATTCGATGCCTTCGGTACCACCCCATGCGTCCCACATTAGTTTGCCGCATCCTTCACCGTAAGGAGTATCACTGTTTTGTTTGTGACGAGCAAAACTAGCCATACGAGAAATGGTATCTTCAGAGATAGGTTCACCTTTTGCCAATTGGTTGGCTCTTATCTTTCCTACCGGTGTTCCGCAAGATCCCCACCCATTCTCTTCTGCGTACTTAAGAGCTCTACTTGCGTTGTTCTTAGCCGCTTCGGGATAATCACTGTATGACTCGAAAGACTCGCGTTCCATTGTGATAGGACCACCTACGACCCAGGCATCGCATGTTCTCTTTGCAGCACACTTAAAGTCAAATGCTTCGCAATAGCCAAGTTCACCAGCTTCAATTGTCTTTTCTGGATCTACCTCTGATCCGATGCCAGATGCTATACACTCCTTTATAGAGGGAGAAACTACAAAGAACGAGCAATTACCACATAAGGCTTTCTTTGCGTCCTCTACAGTGTCTCCAAACATATCGGCCTTTTTCTGCCAATACTCTTCGTTAGGTAGGTTAGGATTTAGTGGTCCGTAATTCGCTGTGTCTATTGCGTTTTGACGGTTCTCTAAGTTAAGAGCAATGTCGGTAGTCGCAGGTGGACATTCTTCCTGAAACTTTCCTTCCCAATAAGAATAGCAGACAGCTAGTCTTTGATCTTGGTCGGGAAACTCTCCAGCGATCGCGCTCATGCAACGACCTATAAAGTCACCTTCACTTTCACCGGCGCTCGGTGTTACGAACTTTTCTTTTTTGAACGCAAGAAAGTTGATCTCGATGGCAGGTTCTTCAACCAATGCGATCGCATCTACTCCGCTCTGGATCAACTGATCTATAACGGTGAGATCAATTACTTTCTTTTTCTTGTTTGGTTCCATAGTGTATTTATCTTTTTGTTAAAGTCTTGATAAGTTGTTGATTTGGTAGTCTGCTTGTTGTTGGTCAGATACATCGGTAGCCACAACGTATGTCTTGATAGGAGGAGGTGAACTCAATTTAGATTCTAAAGAGTTAAGCTGGTTCATTGCTTCCATTCCTACCATACCTCCGTCTGCAAACTTGCGGCCTCCACCAATTTGGTTGATCGCTGAGATTACTCCTGCGTACATACGAGTAGAGTTCTTGTTCACTACGTATTCACCGCCTTCCAATTCGCCAAAGGCTGTTTGGATTCCACCCATTGCGTGTGATGGTCCGTTGAGTAGACCACCTTGTGCGAACTTAGCAGGAGCAGGTGCGCCACCACCGTTGCCTCCACCGCCACCTCCACCTTTGGTAGGTATCTGAGTGCTGGTGATTTTCTTAACGTTCAAGAGACCAGCTGCGACAACAGAGGCAGCCAGAATAAAGTTGAACGGAGGAGGTGCCGCTCCCAAAGCTTGCGAAGCACCCTTGTAAGTGTTGATGACCGCATCGGCAACTGCAAGAGCCTTACCGGCTTTGGTTTCTTCTCCAACGAGGCTAGCAACGTTCTGAATTGCTCCTTGTACTGCATCGAGTGCAGCAGCGCGGTTCGCGGCGATTTGATCAGCCGTACTCTTTGTGAATTCTGCATAATCAGCTTCAATTTGTTTACGTTCCTCCGCAGTGAGTTTCTCATTTTGGAGTAAGGCAGCGTACTGTGCGTTCTTTTGGTCAGCAACCTCTTGCTGTTTCTGTAATGTCAAGTTGTTGAACTCATCACCCAGCGCGATCTGTTCTTGAAAGAGAGCATAGTCCTTCTCGCGTTGTGCGGCAGCAGCTGCGTCTCGTAGTTCAGCGAGTTTTAGCTGGTATGTTTCTTCATACTGTAACTTAAGGGCGTTCTTTTGCTCCTCAGAGAACTGCGTTTCCTGGATTGCCTTAAGGTCATTCTCTTTTTGGATCTCGAGTTCCTTCTCTGCGCGCGCCTGCTCGTCCTCAATGCTAAGAACCGTAAATTCCTGTTGCATTGCGAGCAACTTATCATCGTATGCCTTCTGTTGCTCTTCTCGTTTCTTCTGACCGTCTGCTTGTATCTTGGTCTTGTCTTGCTGGTACTTAGCGTCGGCAGCCAATGTCAATGCTTCGATGGTCTTTGCAGACGCACCTTGCTTTTTCATTTCTGCAATATCAGCATCGGTCTTTTGCTTAGCGAACTCTAGAGCCTTGAGAGCACGTTCTTCATCGTTCTTAATAGAGTCCAATGTGAACTGTTGCTGCAGCGCAAGTAGTTTCTCTTGGCCAGATTTCTCCAATGCAGCAAGTCTTTCCCTCTCGGCCTTGCGTTTGTCGGCAGCAGCCTTGGCTTGTTCTGCGCGTTTCTCCTCGGCCTTCTTCCTTTCTTCTGCTTGACCTTTCTCAAAGTTGATAGTTTCTACCTTGATGTCGGTCTGAGTGTCGGCTACCTCCTTGCGAAGTTGTTTGAGTTGTTTGATTTGTTCTTCGGTTGCGTCATCACCAAGAGCAATGATAGCAGCGATTGCGTCCTGTCTCTTCTTGACCTCTGCATTTAATAGCTGAATCTTTGTCTCGTAGATTTTCTTTTCGCTGGCACCTTCTGCTTGTAGGATCTTTAAGCGACGGTTGATAGAATCGATGTTCTTGTTCGCTGCAGAATCCACTGCATCATAGGAGTCGAGTACGGCTTGTGCATTGGCCTTGGTCTTTGCAGTCGCAGCGTCGTCGATTAGTCCACCCGATATGAATGATAGTACGTTTCGGATTCCGTCC